GTCGCGTAGAGCCACACGTTGAGGGCGATCTTGGAGCGCTCGAACACGGTGCCAACGGTGACGGTGAACTGCTCGCGGCACTCGTTGCACTGATAGACGCCCGGACGGTGCGCCTTGCCCTTGAGGCCGGTGATCTTGGCCTGATCGGCATTGCCGCAATGAGGGCAGAACGGACCATTGGGCCAACGCTGCGCTTCGAGATAGGCGCGGGCTGCATCGACATCGGTGAAATGGGCGGGGAGCTTGGACATGGGCCGTTCTCGCTTTCTGCCTTGACAGAATCGCAAGTGGCCTCTGCTTTGTCAAGTATATAATTAGGTCGTCGCGTGCTGGGATGCATGTGACCGAGCGATCTCGAAAATCGGCCGATGGTCGCCCGTTGCAGGGGCTTCCGTCGGCCGTACTCTTTCGGGACGGCTGAAGGGCTCGGCCTGCCAGATTCCAACCAGCCCGCTACGGCGGGCTTTGTCATTTCAAGAGCAGAGCATGACGCCCGAGCAGATCAAGGATGCTGCCGACAGGGCGGAAGGCATCAAAATGGCGCGATGCGATTTCGGGGAAATGGAGCATCTGACGCTCGCCGGGGCGCGCGGCATGCTCGCGGTTACGGCGGTGCCGTACCTGAGAGGCGAGCGCGCCTACCGCGACTGGTTTGTGACGGAAGCCTTGATTCCGTTGCTGGCGCACGCATATCCGGACTTATCGGTTGTTGGCATTGAAACGGAGAAGCGCCTAAACGGCTGCGACTTGCGAATCGATGTGTTGGCTAGGATGGACGACCGGCGGTCAGTCGGATTCGAACTCAAGGCCGTCAACAGCAAGAACCCACAGACTGCCCGCTACAGGCTCATGCAGGGGGTCGGTCAGGCGCTGCTCTATCATGATGTGTTGTCGGCCCACGGTCCCGCCGACGTGTTCCTGGTTGGCGACGTACTTCACCCGGAAGTCTTGGCGGTGTGTGTCCGGCATGGCCTGCCGATCGGGGTAGCCGAAGCCAATTCCGAGCGCATCGTTTGTGCGCTTGGGAGTCGCAGACTGGCCCAGTAGCCGTGTCGCGGACTTCGACATACGAGGCGGCATATTGCGAGACAGCGTTCACGCTGGCATCGCAGGGCGCGACAGACATCGAAATCGCAGATGCTCTAGGCGTACATGTTGCGACCTACTACCGCTGGAAGGCGGAGCACGAAGCATTTCGCGAGGCCACCAAGGCCGGCAAAGAAGCCGCTGACGACCGCGTTGAGGCGAGTCTTTATCATCGTGCGGTCGGCTATTCGCATGATGCCGTGAAGATATTCATGCCGGCCAACGCGACCGAGCCGGTGGTTGCTTCGTACCGTGAGCACTATCCGCCGGACACGTCGGCGGCGAGCCTGTGGCTCCGCAATCGCCGGCCGGACAAGTGGCGCGACAAGCAGGAGCATGAGCATACGGGCAACCTCGTCATCAATATCGGCGAGGCAGACGAAAAGCTGCTCTGACGTAAGGATCTGAACATGGCTGACGCGGTAACCACCCAGGTCCTCTACGAGGCGCCTGACCGGCTGGTTGTGAAGTTCACGAACGTCTCGGACGGGACAGGCGAGAGTGCCGTCAACAAGGTGGACGTCTCGGCCCTCACGCCGGCGCCGACCGAGGTCATCATCGAGCGCATCCAATTCTCGACGGATGGGATGGCGGTCAGGGTCCTGTGGGACGCGACCACCGACTCCGTCGCATGGCTGGTGCCCGCCGGCCAGACCGGCTGCGTGGACTTCACGAAGTCGGAGGGGCGCGGGCTGGTGAATGACGCGGGCTCAGGCAAGACGGGCGACATCCTTTTCACCACCGTAGGCCATTCGAGCGGAGACACGTATTCGATCGTGCTCGACTTGAGAAAGGTCGGAGCCGCCTGGTCCTGACCGCCGTCGCCATAGCCTGATCTACCAGCCGCCCTTCGAGGCGGCTTTTTCGTGCCTGCAAGCAACAGCAACAGCAAAGGAACTGACCAGTGACCCAGATTCTCACCTCCCTGCATGGTCGCAAGCTCGGCCTCGGGCCGAGCGGCGAACTGATCGCCCCGAACGGCATCGTCACCGGCGCGCACGGCTCGCAGTTCTTCCTGCCTTCGCCCGGCAAGGTAGTCATGTTCGATGACTTCCTGGGCGATGTGGTCGCGGACCAGTGGAACTTTACCGAAGGCACCGACAGCACCACGTCCGACGGCGCGATTGTCGAAGGTGTCAATGGCGTCTATCGGCTCACTCCCGGTGACTCGGCCGGCACCGTGGCCGCTGACGGCGCGCAGCTCAATTCGGCGCTGAACTGGAAAGTAGGCTCGGGTCTGGTCTTTGAGACGCGTATTTGCCTCGCTTCGATCGTCTCCGTGTCTTGCTTTGTCGGGCTCACCGATACCAAGTCGCTGGAGCAGCCCATCTATTCGGCCGCCTCTGCCGACACCATCACCACGGACGCGACGGATGCGGTCGGGCTGTTCTTCGATACCGCCATGTCGACCGATAACTGGTGGCTGGCCGGCGTCGCCAACGATGTAGACGCGACCAAGCTCAACACGGGCTTTGCCCCGGTGGCGTCGACCTACGAGACGTTCCGTCTCGAGATCGACAGTGCCGGCAAGGCCGATCTGTACCGCAATGGCGCCTATGTCGGCTCGATCACCAGCGCGGTGCGGACCACGATCGCTCTGACGCCCGTGTGGATTACTCGGCCGCTCTCGGCCGCCGCGGGCAAGACGATGGACATCGACTACGCGCTGATCGCCGCGGATCGCGTCTAGTCGTTGTTCAAGCTCACCGACAAGCAGCGCCGGGCAAACGATGTCCTTGGCTCGGATGCCCGGCATATTCTTCTCTTCGGTGGGTCTAGGTCCGGCAAGACGTTCCTGATCGTTCGGGCGATCATCATCAGGGCGCTGGCGCGCCGGTCGCGCCACGCCATCCTGCGCTTCCGCTTCAACCATGTGAAGCAATCGATCATCAACCAGACGCTCCCGGACGTGATGGAGCGGTGCTTTCCGGGCGTGGCGGAGCGCAGCCACATGGACAAGCAGGACTGGTTCTACGCGCTTCCCACCGCCGGCAGTCTGCCGAGTGAAGGGGCGCGACGTTGGTCCGAAATCTGGTTCGGCGGACTGGACGATAAGGAGCGCACCGAGAAAATCCTCGGCCTCGAGTTCGCCAGCCTGTTCCTGAACGAGTGCTCGCAGATACCCTATGCCTCGCGCAACGTGGCAATCACCCGCCTGGCGCAGAAGGTCGACGGGCTGAGGACGAAAGCCTTCTACGACTGCAACCCGCCTTCGGACGGGCACTGGACGCACAAGCTCTTCATCCAGAAGCGCGACCCCACCAGCGGGCAACCGATCCGAGATCCGGACGGGTATGCAGCCTTCGGGCCGATGAACCCGACGGATAACACCGTCAATCTCTCGGCCGACTACCTGAAGCAGCTCGAGGGGCTATCGGAAAGGGACCGGCGCCGATTTCTTCTCGGCCAATGGGGCTCTGCCAACGAGGCTGCCCTGTGGACTATCGAGCTTCTGGAGCAGAGCCGGTTCGACGGGACCGAGCTGCCCGAAATGTCCCGCGTCGTCGTGGCGGTGGACCCCTCGGGTGCCTCCGGCAAGGAGGACAAGCGCTCCGACGAGATAGGCATCGTCGTCTGCGGACTCGGGACGGATGGCAAGGGCTATGTGCTCGAGGACCTGTCCGGCCGCATGGGGCCGGCGGACTGGGGCAGGGCGGCCGTGTCCGCCTTCGATCGCTATCAGGCGGACGCCATCGTGGCGGAGGTCAATTTCGGCGGCGAGATGGTCGCCGAGGTCATACGCTCGGCGGCGCGGGAGGGCGGAGCAGCGCGTCCCGTACCGTTCCGGGAGGTTCGCGCATCGCGTGGCAAGGCGGTCCGTGCGGAGCCGATAGCGACGCTGTTCGAGCAGGAGAAGGTGCGGCTCGCTGGCATCTTCCCGGTGTTGGAAGACCAGCTCTGCGCGATGACGACGGCGGGCTTCGTCGGTGATCGATCGCCGGATCGCGCCGACGCGATGATCTGGGGGCTGGCCCATCTCTTCCCGGCGATGACGCGACGGGATGACGAGTTCCGGGCGCCCCCGAAGGTGGTGCTTGGCTATGCCGGCGCAAAGAGAGCGCCGGGGAGCCCGCAGCCAAGAGTGGTCCTTTCAAGGAGATAGATTCATGGGTGGACGATCGAAGCCTGTCATCGTGCAGGCGCCTGATCCCATTGTGACGCGCATGCCGAGCGAGTCTGACCCGGCTCTTCGGGCTGCGCAGCAGCGTGCCGTGGCGGACGCCCGCAAGAAGACGGGCCGCACGTCCACCATCCTCAGTGACTCGCTGCGCTCGCTCAACGGCAGTGCCGGGAGGCTCGGCGCGTGAAGGTCGTCAGCAGCAAGACCGGGCTGGTCCTTCAGGCGGGCGAGGACAGCCCCGAGGACCGCGCCCTGCTGGATGAGTTCGTGAAGCTCGGCGCTCCGACCAAGGAAATCGTCCTCGGCGCCGTGACGCACAAGAGCGACAAGCACGAAGGTCCGGTCGAAGTGCGCATTGACTGGCAGGCGAAGGCCTGACGATGGACTCCCGCGCGAAGTTCCTGCTCGAACTGGGGGACAAGATGTTCTCCCAGCGGTCGGCGCTTGTCGGTCTGTGGCAGGAAACGGCCCTGCATTTCTATCCCGAGCGCGCCGATTTTTACGGCGATCGCGGGGACGAGGGGGCCAACTTCGCGGAACATCTGTTCGCGTCCTATCCGGTCCTTGCCCGACGGCAGCTCGGCAATCTGGTCTCCACGATGCTTCGCCCGAGGGAGCGGCCGTGGTTTTCGGTGCATGTTCAGGATGAGGATCTGGACCGTACGCCGGATGCTCGCCGGTATCTCGAATATGTCGACGGCGTCATGCGCCGGGCCATGTACGATCCGGTCACACAGTCAGTGAAGGCGACGAAGCAAGCCGACCACGACTACATCACCTTCGGCAACGCGGTGATCCAGGTGCGCCCCAACGCGAGCCGGGATGCGTTGTTTTACCAGTCGCACCACATCAGGGATTGCGTCTGGTCCGAGAATGCCGAGGGCAGGGTTGACCATTTCCAGCGCAAGTGGCGCCCGACGGTCCGTCAACTGATCCAGCTATTCGGGGAGAAAGTAAGCCAGCAGGTCCGTGACATGGAGCGGACCGAGCCCGAGCGGGTGGTCGAATGTCGCTACATCGTCGCGCCGTCCCGCCTCTATGCCCCGGATAGCGGAGACAAGCGGCGGAAGCCGGCGAAGTTCACCGCGCTCTATGTCGAGTGCGAGAGCCAGAACATCGTGCAGGAGGCCCAGCGCAACTGGTTCGGGATAGTGATCCCGCGCTGGCATACCGTGTCGGGTTCGCCCTATGCCCGTTCCCCCGCCACCGAGGCCGTCCTGCCCGATGCCCGCACGCTGCAGGCCGTGGTCCGCACCCTCCGGGAAGCCGGCGAGATGCATGTCAATCCGCCGCTGGCGGCGGTCCAGGAGGCAATCCGTTCGGATATTGGCTACTACCCCGGCGGCATTACGTGGCTGGATGCGGAATATGACGAGCGCCTTGGTGCCGCCATCCGCCCGCTTGTCGACGGCAGGCCCGGGACTATGCCAATCGGGCTCGACATAGCGCAGGACCTCAGGGAGACCGTCCGCAACGGCTTCTTCCTCGACATCCTGCAACTGCCCGAGATCGGCAAGGACATGACGGCTTATGAGGTGAGCCGCCGCGTCGAGGAGCATGTGCGGTCCAGTGCGCCGCTCTTCGAGCCGATCGAGGAAGAATACAACGCTCCGTTATGCAACGAGACCTTCGAGGTCCTGAAGGCCGAGGGAGCGTTCGGCCCCCCGGACATGGTGCCGGAAAGCTTGCGGGACGCTGATATCCGCTTCACGTTCCAGTCCCCGCTCCGCGACGTGTCGGAGCGGGCGCGCGGTTCGCAGCTGATCGAGGGCCTTGGGATACTCGGACAGGCCGCGCAGATCGACCCGGCAGAGATCGCCAACGTCGACCTCACTCCCGCGGTCCGGGATGCTCTCGCCGGTCTTGGCTGGCCTGCCACTTGGTTCGCGCCGGCCGAGAATGTCGACGCCATGCGGGCGCAGTTGCAGCAGCAGAAAAGGTTCCAGGAAGGCCTCGGGACACTGCAGGCCGGCACGGCGATCGCGAAGCAGGCCGGTGACGCCGCGCAACAGCTTCAGGGCGTCCTGTGAAGCAGCCAAAGCCGGTCCCGGCGAGGAAGCGGCGCGAGCCGTGGCACCCGGCCGAATGGGCCATCGAGGACGCGCAGGCGCTTCAGGCGCTTTCCAGAGGTAGCGCAGCGCCCGGTGAACAGATGCGGGCGCTGAAGTGGATCATCGAACAGGCAGCAATGACCTATGACGAGCCTTTCGTGCCGGGGGAGGAGGCAACGCGCTCCTACCTCATGGGGCGGATGTCTGTCGGAAGGCAGATCGTGAAGCTCATCAAGGTTCCGCTGGACATGGTGTGAAAGGAGCCACATGACCGAGGCCGATCGTGAGACGGACGTGAACACTGACTCTGGCGTTGATGCCGGTGCAGCGGATGCTGGCAAGCAGGCCGATGCGGGCCAGCAGCAGACGGAGGCCGGGAAGGCCGGCGAGCAGCGCCAGCCTGCGACCATTGTCGGCGGAGCACAGGACAAGCGGGAGACCGCTGTCGAGACGGCCACCAAGGCTGACTGGCGCGATCGCATTGCCGGCGGGGACGCGGCCTTTCGCAAGCAACTCGACCGCTATACCGACGAAGCGGCCTTCGGCAAAGCTCATCGGGAAGCCACCAACCGGCTCCGCAACTCGTCCACTATTGCCAAGCCTGGCGAGAATGCCACCGAAGAGGAGCTGGCCGCCTACCGCAAGGCTAACGGCGTCCCCGAAAAAGCCGACGACTACCTGACCAACCTGACCTTCACGGACGGCCGTGTTCTCGGTGATGCCGACAAGCCGGCATTCAACGAGTTCGCCAGGGCGATGCACGCGATCAACGCGCCACAGGAGTTCGTGAATCGTGCTGTCCAATGGGAACTAGACCGTCAGGAACAGCTTGCGGCACAGACCGCGGAACAGGATCGTAAGTACCGCGAGGAACAGCAGGACTATCTCGCTGAGAAATGGGGCGCCGACAAACGCGGCAACATCAACATCATCGCGCCGCTGCTCGAACAGGCCGGCGCCGGCAGCGTGAACGAGGAAGGTTCGCTTGCCTCCCTTCTGCTCGCCGGCCGTCTCGCCGACGGTCGCCAGATCGGCGACGATGGCCGGGTGATCGAGTTCCTGTCGGGCCTCGCCCGGCGCTTCAACGACATCGAGACGCTGACCGAAGGATCGGAGCCGGCGAGGGCAGGAGAATCCCGCCTCGCAGAGCTTGCCAATCTTCGGGAGAAGGACCCCGACAAGTACTGGTCCAAGGAAATCCAGGACGAAGAGCTGAGGCTCATCGACCAGCAGAATCGGCGCCGCACCCGCGGGGCCTGATACCCGCGATCCCGACCGCCACCCCGGCTTGCCGGCCCCGGTAAGGGACGCACCCAACCCACTGCCCAAGTGAAGCCCCTGCGGTAGCGCGGCCACCCCGGCGTGCCGGCCCCTGCGCACGACTGCGGCCACCCTCTCACCGAAGGCGCCACCCCATGAACCAACTCTCGAAAGGAGGCTTCGATGTCCATCGAAGCGGCGGTCACCCAGTACCGCCAGCAGTTCGTCGGGTCGTTCGAGCAGCGTGTGTCTGCTCTGCGCGCCGCGACGACCAAGGAGACCATGTCCAAGGGACAGGTGGTCACCTTCCTCGTTTCTGGCTCGGGCGGTGACACGGCGGTTACCCGTGGCTCCAACGGCCAGATTCCCTACGGCAACCCGACCAACACGCAGGTCTCTGCGACGCTGGTCGAGAAGCACGCCCCCTACGAGCTGACGAACTTCAACATCTTCGCCAGCCAGGGCGACCAGAAGCGCATCATGCAGGAAGCGTCGATGGCGGTCATCAACCGCGACATCGACCTGACGATGCTCGCGGAGCTTGCCAACGCGACCATCGACACCGGCTCGAGCGCCACGGCCTCCCTGGCTCTGGTGATGAAGGCGAAGGCCTATCTCGGCTCGCAGGCGGTTCCGACGAACGAGGCGGACAACATGTTCGCCGTCGTGTCGCCGGGCTTCATGGCTTACCTGATGCAGGCGCCCGAGTTCTCCTCGGCCGACTATGTCCAGGTGAAGCCCTTCGCCGGTCCGGCGCGCCAGTTCCTTCGCTGGGCTGGCGTCAACTGGATCGAGTCCCCGCTGATCAGCGGCATCGGTACCAGCACCGAGCTTTGCTACATGTGGCATCGCTCCTCGCTGGGCTATGCCGTCAATGTCGGCGAGGACAGCGTGGAGATCGGCTACGATGGCAAGCAGCATTCCAGCTGGTCCCGTGCCACCATCTTCCACGTGGCGAAGATCCTCCAGAACAACGGCATCGTGCAGATGAAGCACGACGGCTCGGCGTTCGCCCTGTCCTAAGGAGGTGAAGGATCATGAGCTACACCCCTGACACCCTCTCGCTGATCAACCAGCCGATCGGCAATTCCCCCCGGATCTGGCTGTATGTCACCGCTTCGGATGACAACAGCACGATCACCGGCTCGGGCTACTTCTCGGACGGCGTGACCAAGGGCATGAAGGTCGGTGACCTCGTGCACGCGATTGCGACCACCGGCCCGAAGTACAAGGCGTACCAGGTGGCCTCAGTCTCTGGTGTCGCGGCCACTGTTGCGGCCCCGACCGCGATCACCTGATCAGCGGTTCCTCGAATGTTGCAGCGGGCGGCCCCTGTGGCCGCCCGTTTCCATTTGCTCAAGCCAAAGGTGAACGATGGGCATTCCTTTCCTGCCTTCCATCGCGCTCTCCCAGCAGAAGCTCGCGGACTACATGCGGTCCGCGTATCACGTGAAGGCGCCGTACGGGACCACCATCGAGGACGTGCTGCGGCCGACCTTCTGGTCGTTTCACGTCAGTTTGCTCAAGCCCGGCGACCTCGTTGACGTAGTGGCCGAGGACAATAGCTTCGACGTGACGCTCCGCGTAGTCGACAAGGCCATCGGCAAGGTTGTCATGCGCGAGCTGCGCCGCTGGACCGGCGAGGCTAAGGCCCAGCCGGGTGCGGAGCCGGATAGCGGCAACGTCACGCCCGGCTTTACTGTCTCGTTTGCGCCCAAGACCAAATGGCGCGTGATCCGCGATGCGGACCGGCTTGAGATGGTGCGCGATTTTCCGACCCGCACCGATGCCGAGAAGTGGGCGATGGCGCATGCCGATGACGCGGTAGTCACGGCCTGACCATGGCGACCAAGCTCGGCCTCTACAATGCGGCGATAATCGCCATAGGCGACCGGCCGCTGGCGTCTTTGACGGAGGCGACCGAGTCCCGGCGCCTGCTCGATGCCGTCTACGACGATGTGCTGGCCGACTGCCTGAGTGCGGGGCAATGGAAGTTCGCCAAGCGCACGATTCAGGCTGACGCGGACCCTGACATTGCACCATCCTTTGGCCCGCAAAAGGTGTTCGCCAAGCCCGACGATTGGGTCCGCACGATTGGTCTCTCGGCCGATGGGAACATGACGATCCCGCTCACGGCCTATGTGGATGAGGGGCCGTACTGGGTCGCGGACGTGGGTACGCTCTACGTCAGCTACGTGTCGAACGACGCGGGCTATGGCGGCGCTCTCGACCGCTGGCCGCGCACCTTCACCCGTTTCGTTGAACTGATGCTGGCGGTGCGCATCTGCGAGCGCAACTCGCAGAACGCCAGCAAGAAGGAAGACCTTCAGGCGGACGCCAAGCGGGCGCTTGTCGAGGCCAAGAGCCGCGACGCCATGAACGGCCCGACCGCGTTTCCTCCCCCCAGTTCATGGACCACGGCGCGCGGCGGCGGGTACGACCGCCAGCGCCGCGATCCTGGTGTGACGCTGACGTAGGCGGCCGGCGGTAGCGGTCGGTTACGCGGCTGATCGGCCGGTGCGCCGCAGATGTCTTGGGATCGTTGGCGTGCTCACGGCGTCCTCAACGGACCAACCGCCGGGCCGCACGAGGCGGGCGCGTAGCGTCTCTTTCGCCACGCCGGTAGCTCGAGCAAGGTCGGCAAGCGTGTAGTCCGCGCCGCGATAGGAGAAGTTGCGATTGGTGCTTCGATTGTTCCCTTGGCGCTGCCAAGTGGTCCAACGGCAATTGCCGGGCTCGTAGTTACCGTCGTTGTCGATGCGTTCAAGAGTGTATTCGCGGACGCCACCGGGGCGCTCGCCCATGTCGGACAGGAAGTTCTCGAAGGACCGCCAGCGGTCACAGACCGTGATCCCCCGGGCCTTGTAGTGGTCATAACCGGCAGCGCTCGGTTGGGTGCAGCGAGCGATCATGTTGCGCCATGAACTGTAAGCACCACTGCGGTGCCGATCCGCATTGTTGCCTGCGTGACCATGTTTCTTGCGATGACAGCCGCAAGACGTGGTTCGTCCCCAAGTGAGAGCGTAGGCGGGGGTTATTCGCTCGCCACCGCAGTCACACTGGCATCGCCAGAGAGAAACGGAACTGCGCGCACTTACGCGCTTTGCACCGCATCGTTCGACAACAACCAGCATGCCAAACCGCCGGCCGATAAGGTCTGGGATAGGTTTCATGCGTGCATCATAAGGCAACGACATCGTCGTTGTAAAGTGCTGATGGCGCGTGCAAATGTGGACTTGCTCGCATTCAATCGCGGGATCATCTCGCCGAAGGCTCTTGCCCGAACCGATGTAGAGCGGACGCGGCTCTCCGCAGCGCGCATGAACAACTGGCTGCCCAAGACCCAGGGGGCCATGACCCTGAGGCCAGGCACGAAGTACCTCGGCTCATCCAAGTCCGACCAGGCGGCAGCGTGGATTGAGTTTGTCGCGTCCTCCGACAGCGCCGACAAGGCGCTGCTGGAATTGACCGATGGCCTGATGCGGGTGTGGATTGAGGACGATCTGCTCTCCCGCGTCTCCGTGACCACGTCCATATCGAACGGGACATTTTCTTCGTCCACGGGCTGGACCGATGGATCGACCGGTGGCGGCTCCTGCTCGTTTGGCGGCAGCGGCCTTACCCTGAATGCGGCCAATATCGGGGGGCTCGCCAAATGCACGCGGCAGATCACCGTCGCTTCGGGTGATCAGAACAAGGAGCACGCGCTTGCCATTGTCGTAACGCGGGGCCCTGTGACCTTCCGCGTAGGCTCGACGGTGGGCGGCGACGAATATGTCAGCGAGACCTCGCTGGGAACGGGCCATCACAGTCTCGCGTTCACGCCAACCGGAGACTTCTACCTCACCTTCCAATCCGATCTTGACATAGACCGGATCGTCGCTTCCATCGCCGTTGAGGCATCTGGGACGGTTGAGATCGTCGGGCCGTGGGCTACGGCCGACTTGGCCTATGTGCGCTACGATCAGTCCGCCGACGTTGTCTATGTCGCGGCCGGCATCAAGCAGACGAAGATCGAGCGGCGGGGCACTGGGCGCTCGTGGTCGGTTGTGGACTACAAGCCCGCAAACGGGCCGTTCCAGATTGGCCGCTCCGCCAAGGTGCGGCTGAAGCCCTCTGCCACCTACGGCAACATCACGCTCACCTCGGATGCGGCATTCTTCGTTTCCGGCCATGTGGGGGCACTGTTCCGCGCCTTTCACAACGGGCAGAGCCAGGTGTGCCGCATGGCCCGGGAGGACGTGGTCACTCCCGCGATCAAGGTGACCGGGGTAGGGGACGGCGCCGACACGGCAGAGCGACGGGTCAAGATCGTCACGACCGGCACATGGAGCGCCACCATCACGGTGCAGCGATCCTATGACGGCGAGGACATCGGGTTCCACGACACAGCCACGACCATCACGACGAACGCGACCACGAACATCGATGACACCGACGACAATCTCGACGTCTGGTACCGGCTGAAGATCAAGACGGGCAACTTCACGTCCGGCGTGGCGATAGCGACCATCACCTACAACAATGGGGGAGTGACCGGCATTTGCCGCATCACAGCCGTGACGGACAACGTGACCGCCTCGGCCGAGGTGCTGTCTCGCTTCTCGCTCGCCGACTGGACCGACGATTGGAACGAAGGACAATGGTCGGACGCCTCCAACTGGCCGAGCGTGGTCCAACTCTATGAAGGCCGGCTATGGTGGGCCGGAGGCTCGCAGATTTTCGGATCAGTTTCCGACGATTACGAAAACTTCGATGACGAGACCGAGGGGGATTCCGCGCCGATCAATCGGTCTCTGGGCAAGGGGCCGGTCGACGTCGTCACCGGACTGGCGGGAGCACGCCGGCTGATATCGCTCACGCCGAGTTCGGTCATCGCGCTTCAGTCCACCTCTTTCGATGAGCCCCTTACGCCAACCAATGCCTCTGCCAAGACGATCTCGACGCAGGGTGCCAAGAACGTGAGGCCGGTGCTCCTCGATACGAAGGTCGTCTTCGCGCATCGTTCAGGCCAGAGGCTCTACATTCTCGGCTACGACTACAACGTGGGGGATTACTCCGCCGCGGATGGGACCAAGTATGTCCCGGACCTCCTCGTGGAGGGCGTGGTCTCGATAGCCATCCAGCGGTTCCCCGACACGCGCATCCATTGCGTGCTCGCGGACGGGACGGTCGCGCTCCTCTCCTACGATGACGTCGAGGACCTACTGGCATGGCACACGTGGTCGACGGACGGCATTGTCGAGCAAGCCGTGGTTCTCCCGGGTGAGGATGAGGACCGGGTCTACTACCACATCCGACGCACCGTCGACGGCAACACGGTGCGCTATCTCGAGCGGTGGGCGGATGAAAGCGATTGCGTCGGTGGCGCCTTGTCGTGGCTGGCTGACTGCGCCGTCTCCTTCACGAACAGCCCGGCCTCGGCAACCATAACCGGGCTGGATCACCTGGAAGGCAAGGACGTAATCGTTTGGGCTGATGGGAAGGACTACAGCCCGGATGACGCTGATGGGATCCAGCGCACCTACACGGTGGCGGACGGCGAGATCACTCTGGACGAAGCAGTGACAACCGGCGTCGTCGGCCTGCCCTATGACGGCGACTATGAGACCACGAAGCTTGCCTATGCGGCGGCGCTTGGCACGGCCCTGACCCAAAAGAAGCGCGTCGACCACATCGGCTTTATCCTGTTCAAGACGCATATCAATGCGCTGCGCTTCGGATCGGACGAAGACCATCTCGATCCCTTGCCGCGCATGCTCGATGAGGGCGCGCAGGTCGATGAGGACAAGATATTCGACACGTTCGACACTGATTCATTCCCCTTTCCCGGGGAGATCAATACGGACGCCCGCATATGGCTGAAGGCGAGAGCGCCGCGACCCTGCACGATCCTCGCCGCGGTCCCGAGCATCGAGACCAGCGACAAAGCCTGAGGCCGATCGTCCGCCGGGCAACGAAGGTCGACCTTGATGCCTATTACGGCCCGGAGCCGGACAGGCCCACGATCTCGGCCGTCGTCGGGGAACTGGACGGAAAGCTGATTGGATGCGGCGGCTTTGCCCACGTGAAGGGCATCCTCGTTGCCTTCTGCGACCTCAAGGATGAGGCGCGGAAGTTTCGTGTCCAACTGGTGCGTGAAGCGCGGAAGCTCGTGGCTGAAATGGCTGCGACGGGCAAGGTCATCTACGCGACGGCGGACATGAGCGAGCCGCACGTGGAGCATTGGCTGCGCGTCATGGGCTTCGAGCCCGTTGAAGGGATTCAGAATCGATGGCGGGTCTCGCTGCGATAGCATTGGCTGCCGGCACGGCTGTTACCGCCGTCGGCACCATTGCGGCCGGGCAGGCGGCTGCCCGCCAGCAGATACTTGCAGGGCAGGCCCAGCAGGCGGCAAGCGAGTTTCAGGCGAAACAGCTTGAGGTGCGTGCCGCGAACGAGCGCGCCGCTGCCCAGCGTCAGGCCCAGGAAGTTCGCCGCCAGCAGCGACTTGCCCTGTCCCGCAACCAGGCTGTCGCGGCGGCAGGCGGCTTCAGTACCGATGATCCCGGCACCTTGGATATTCAGGGCCAGATCGAGCGTTACGGCGACTATCAGGCCGCGATTGCGCAATATGGTGGCGATGCTGCCTCCGACGCTGACAAGGCGTCCGCGGCCGGATTGCGTGCCGGCGGGGCTAACGCGTTGGCGCTTGGCTACGACGCTGCGGCGAGCACGCGGACCAATTCCCTCCTGTCGGCCGCCGGCACGATCATCGGGGGGGCGACCACGATGTACCAGAAATACGGCATGAAATTCGCTCCCAGCATCGGCGGATCGCTCGTCGGTGGCGGCGGAGTCTCTGGCTATGCGTATGGCTGATGCCCAAGCTCGTTGATGCCACGGACCTCGGCGGCCTTCCGGCTGTCCGGGCGAGCACCCCGATTTCTGATGGTGGCCTTGGGGCCGTTGCTGATGCGGCGAACGAGCGCGCTCGCCTTGCCCTTAACCAAGGCAACGCATTCGCCGGCCTGGGTGACAGCATATCGAGAGCGGCGCTATCGCTTCAGGACGGTTGGGACAAGATCAACGCCTATGGTGTGCAGGCCCAATGGGAACAGTTCAAGACCAACGAGGCAAAGCTATACGATGAGGCGACCCGCGAGATGCAGCCGGGTCAGGCGCAGGGTTTCGCTGACAAATGGGCGGCCGGCTACGATCAGCGGGCGAGAGAGTTTTTCGCCAATGTCCCGGAGAGCCTGAAGCCGCAGTACGATGTGGCTCTCCGATCCTACCGCGAGAACGCTTACTACGGTGACGGGCAGAGCAGTGGCGCCCTCGGTTTCGAGCGCGGTGAGCAGCGGCGATATGCCCTGAATTCATTGGGCGACGTCACCTCCAATGCCCTTCTACCTCGTGTCGAGCAGGCGGCCAAGCTGCCGGACGGAGACCCGGACAAGCCGAAGCAGCTTCAGTCCATCCAGGAGGATGGGTTCAAGCTTGTTGACGACAATCCCGCCCTGACGCCAGTCGAGAAGGACGAGGCCAAGCGGAAGCTGAAAGAGGTTCTGCAGCTATCGTTCGCCAAGGCTCTTCCGGCGAGTGAACGACAGCTGGTCGATCCTTCCACCGGCCGCCAAACGATAGCGCAGCGCATTGTTCTGGTGGAAAGCGGTGGCGATCCGACGATTGAGAATCCCGCGTCCACGGCGGTGGGAGCCGGCCAGTTCACCGAAGGCACATGGCTTTCGATGGTCGGCAAGTATCGCCCTGACCTTATCAAGGGGAGGAGCCGCGCGCAGATTCTTGAAATGCGCAAGGACCCGACGCTCGCGCTCGACATGGTGCAGCGCTATTCGGAAGAGAACGCCCGTTATCTCGGCGCCCGTGGCTTCGGGGCGACCCCCGGGAATCTCTACCTCGCGCATTTCCTCGGCCCGCAGGGCGCCGTTGCCGTGCTTGGCTCGGATCAGGGCACTACGGGCGAGAGCATCGCGCCAGCGGCTGCGAAGGCGAACCCGAGCGTCTTCTACCGCGTTGGCTCGAATGGGAAAGTGGATTTCAGCCAGCCGAAGACCGTAGGCGAAATCCGGCAATGGGCCGCCGGCAAGATGGCCGGAGCGGAGCACACTGACTGGTCAACCGTGCTCGACGGCATCAGCTATGACCAGAAGATCAACATAGCCCAGGACGCCGCGAAAGACCTCCTCGCCCAGCAGACGGTGGCAGCGCAGCAGCGGGACAACGAATACAAGGGCCGGATCAATCTTCTCTCCAACATGATCCTCGACGGCAAGGCCGGTCGTACCGAAATTGATCAGGCCTATGACGGTGGGAGCGGCTGGCTCACGAATGCGGGCGACAGGGGCAAGCTCTACGAGCTGGTGGAGAAGGTTCAGAAGGACGGATTGACGCTCGCGCGCGCGACGCAGCGTGTGACCGGCGAAGGCGCGCTCAATCCATTCAACGACGACGACCGCAGGGATATCGACACCTACTACGAGAAAGGCGTACTCGGAGGCGGGGCCACGCTTCTGGATGACGATCCGCAGGCGGCGACATCTCTCGACCAGCTCGTGGCCAAGCACGGTTATGTGCCCAAGGCGGCCGCCGCGGTTCTCAAGATGGGGATGCGCTCCGCGGACGGGAACCAATGGAACCGGGCCTATTCCATCCTTGACGGGCTCTATCAGCAGAACCCGGCGGCGGTGATCGATGCAATCGGTGCCGACAATGCAAAAAAGCTCGACGTGTTCCGCAACCTCTCCGGCGTCGTGCCTGACGACATCGTTCGGGAGAAGCTGAATCCGTTTGCCGATCCGCGCGTGCTCGACCTTCAGGATAAGATGGAAGCGCAGGGTCGCAAGATTGCCGCAAGCATGGACGCCGCGACGCTGACGGCGAGGTTCGACAAAAGCTGGCTACCGTTCAGCGCTCCCGGCGCTCCGGTTGATGCGATAACCAACCAGGCGATGCTGCGTGACTGGCAGACGGAGTTCGCCGTTGCCTATGGCAAGACCGACGGCGACGAAGACAAGGCCGCCGAACTCGCTTTCAAATGGCTGAGCTACCGCTGGGGCGCGACCGAAACTGGCTCTCATTCTTATGTCATGGAGAACCCGCCGGAGCGGTTCTTCAACGACGTGGGCGGGAACAAGGGATGGCTGGACGAACAGCTTGACGACAAGGTGGAGCGGGAGTTCCCCGGCGCGCAATCGTGGTCGCTCGTCGGCTCGTTACCGATCACCACGGGGCCGGCTGGTGCCAAGCAGATGCCGCAATGGGCAATCCGCGTGGTAGACAAGGATGGAGCATTGCAGCTTGTCATGCCGCCGTCCGGGGCTCCGCCGGGCTGGCCCTTCGATGAGAAGTCCGCACGGCAGAAAGCGTGGGATGCATTCTCTGCCGGCAACCCGGAAGCACAGCGGCTTCGTGCTGGTCCGTTGCCGGTGCAGCCCGGAGAGATAGCCGCGCCGCCTGTGAAGCCGTTCGGCACGCAGATACCCGGGGAAGGGGCCCTTGATGTTCCTCCGGGTTGGGAACGACCGCAATGAGCTTCATAGACGGCACGCTGCCGCCAGGGGCGCCGGCTAGCGATCTCCGGCAAGACCCCTTCGCCATGCGTCCGAGCGCGCCGGCATCCATGCCGGGCTCGGACGCAAGCGTGTGGGCCGATCCAAAAGCGTCTACGTGGTTTGGTGAGGGCGACGATCCCGGCATTCTCAAGTCGGTGTGGGGGAGCAGCCCGCTTGCCGCAATCATCGACCTGAACGCGGCGCCGCAGTTCAAGGCCGATCCTGCTTTTGATGCCGATGCGCTTCGCAAGATAATTGGGGGCACAAAATACGAGAGCAATGTTGATGCCTTTCTCGGCGTGCGCTCGGCCGAGGAGGCGAAGTTCGTCATGTCGGAGATCGACCGGCATGAGGCCATGAGCGATTCGCTCGCGCGTGGCGGCGCGGCCGGAATGCTTGGCGGCTTCGTTTCCGGGATGATTTCGCCAACGATCTTTATCCCCCTGGGCGGTCTTTGGCGCGGGGCGGCCTTGGGTGCTCGTTCGGCTGCGGCGGTTGCAGCGCGCGCGGCGGAAGGAGCCACACTGACGGCCGGCGCAGCGGCGATTGACCAGACGCTGCTCGAGGCGGCCGATCCGACGCACACTGACCGCGACACGCTATGGGGCATCGGGTTCGCTACGGTCATAGGCGGTCTTCTGGGCGGCGCGGTCGGGCTTCTGTCGAAGGGCGAGCGGCAGGCTATCACCGATGGAGTGAAGGACTATTTCCGCGTGGGCGATGAAGCCGCGCCTTCAGGCGTTCCCGCAGCCCAGGGAGCCGGCGCGCAGGCGTCCGCGGCCGGGCGCGGTTCCGGCAAGCTGGTCGGCTCGATTGGCGCGGCCCGAGCCTTCAAGGTGACGACGCCGGGATACCGCACGATTGGTTCGGAGTTGGACGCGACACGAAACGTCGCGCGCGATCTGTTCGACACGAACGCGCTTGAGGAAAACGCGCAGGGTGTGGCGACCTCGCCCGGTGGCTCGGTGGAGGCTCAGGTCAAGACCGCGCAGGGACCGCTTGTCGATCTGTTCGAGAATTATCGCTCGGCATACTCCCGCTACTTCTTCGGCAAGCAAGTGCCGATGTCGCCTGCGGTCGCTCCCGCGGCACGCTTGTTCGGCACAGGCAGGGATAAGCTGACTTGGAGCGAGTTCCAGAGAGCCATATCGGATGCGGCCCTAAACGGCGACAGGCATGCTATCCCGGAAGTGCAGGAGATGGCCCAGCTACGGCGACAATTGGTTGATCAGTGGCGGGACGAGGGGATGAACGTCATCCCCGGATTTCGCGATCTGGTGGAAGCCGGCTCGGCTGATACGAGCTATCTCACGCGCGTCTGGAACCGCGTCGCTGTGCGGGCGAGGCGTGGTGAGCTACGCAAGATTCTCACCGACCACTTTGCCGAAATGCAGGCTGGCGCGGCACGACAGGCCGAGGCGATCGGCAAGAAGGCCGAGGAAAAGCAGTTCGAGATTGAGCAGCGGCAGTCGAGCATTGATGCCGATCTGCAGCGGTTTAATCTTCGTGCCGCTCAGTTGGCCTCTGAGCAGAAGGCTGCGCGCATTGAAGCCCGCGGGGCTGGAATAGAACTGTCCGGCGCGACGCGGGCCTATGGTGCAGAAGGCAGGGCAGTAAGTCGTGCCCAGCGCGTGCAATATGCGAAGCTACTTAGAGACCTCAAGCGCGGCCGGCCGGAAACCGGGGCACAGGATATCGTCCAATATATCAAGCAGCATGGCGGAGTCCGCCTGGAACGACTTGATGCAACAGGTGCAACCAAGTTCAAGACCGCTTACGGCGCTGAGATCATGCAGGCGCTCGGAGGGAAGGGGCGTGGTCTCGTTAACAAAGGCGGGCTCGATCCTGACCGCATGCTGCGGATGGCGATCGATGACGGATACCTGAAACTGGGCGCGGATTTGAACGACTTTGTTTCCGCGATTGACGATACCCTCAAGGGGAACCCCGCCTATTCCGCATTTGACGCGGATGTGGTGGCGGAGG